CTGCATTCTACTCGCATTCGCTGACCTGTCATACCAAGCGGGATATTGAATTGATTGAAAAATGGACGAAATTGTCGCACTCATATCGGTTAAAACCGCCCAAATTCCTTTCAAACTTCCCCGTTGTCTATTCCAAACACCTCTCTGCTCGTCATAATTCATCTGATAAGCCTCTGTCGCTTGTGCGCTCGCACTGCCGACTTCGTTATCAGTATTAACATCTTCAAAGTCTATTTTATCCGTCTGTGCCTTTATTAATAACTGTGTCGCTTCCAAAGATCCCCCTGTCGTTCCGCCCCCCGTTGAACCACCGCCCAACCCTGAAATACTTTGCCCGCTAAAATCATTAACTATTTTATTGCGACTATCGTAAATTTTTACCGCCAAAGCGTTCTCGGCTCTCGTGTGCTTATCAAGGGTAACAATTTGCGCCCGCTCTTTAATCTCTTTGGCCAAATAAAGAAAGCCGTTCTTTATTCCCATTAAGATATTTTCGTCATTAAATCCTTTCAGCCAGTCGGGCTTTTTAATTGACAACTCATTGACAACCTTGACTTCATCTTTTTGATTTTTAATCTCAACCTGATGAACAGTGTCTTTTATTGTATTCTCCAAATTCTTAAAATGTCCGCCAATCCCTTTAACTTCAACATCACCTTTGATTTTAATTTCATCTTTCAAATTACTGATTTCTAACTTCTTAGGAAATACCTTTTCATTTAAAATATCAAGGCTCTGTTTGAATATTTTAGCAATTTCAGATAATTGAAAAGCCCCGTTGGCTTGTTTTTCCAACCGTTCGGCCTTTCGGTCGATAGCCTCGCGTAATTTATTTTTTGTATCCTCATTCATAAAATTAAAGTTCGTTGATTATTTCTTCGACTTGGTCATTCAATTTTTTCTCAATTTCCTTTTTCGCTTTGGCCGTTTGCTTTCTTACTTCGTCGGTAATTCTCTGATTAGTCAAAATATGCTCATAACTCTTGTCGCCCTCTAAAACTGGGGTCAAAACACATCGGCAATTAGTATGAAGATTACCACCCGAAATAGGCATATAGTCAATTGGCATTGTAGATCCGTCCAACCCGTCAACGCTGTCGCCTAAACTGAAAAAGTTTTTGCTCAAAGGCATTACCTTGCCGTGCATTGAACCGCACCAGTTACAAACGCGCTCATCAAGAGCAGTCCACCATTGCTTTGCCACGACTACGCCTGATTGTTTCCAACCCTCTTCAAGTCCGAAATTTGCCGACCGCATAACCTCACTTCTAGCAATACGCTCGGCGCGATAGGTTGCCATATCATCAAATAGCCCGTGTATGCGTGTGGTCATTTTGTCCACGCCCTCGCCCGCAACTTCCGCGTCTTTTAATGCTTTTCTTAATTTATCATAAGTGCTATCAACAATCGTTTTTGTTGCTTTTCCGATATTTCTCTCTATAAAAGTCTTAATTCTTGGCGTTTCAAGGTCAAAAATGCGATTAATTCCTGCTATTTTCAATGCTTCTTCGCCATTTGCTAAAATATTTGTCATTTCCGCTTCTGTTAAAATGCTCACAAAAGCCTCAAGCGCGTGGTCTTTATTCATCAATTCCGACGCTGTGGCCTTAAATACGCCCCCGACTTCGCCCTTTTTGACGGTCACATTATGGATAATTTCGTTTGCTTCACGCTCAAATTCGTCCAAAACTTCTCTTTTTACATACTCCTCAACCGTTTCCGTTCTTTTCATCATTCCTTTGTAGATTTCTTCACCAATTAATTCAAAATCCTCTGACGCCAAAATACCGCCTATTTCTTTCGCAAGCTTATTGTCCAACGCTTTAGTCGGCTCGGCCACTGGCTCATCACCTTGGCCGTCCTGTGGCTCATCTGGCATATTCACGGGCGCAGGCACGGAGGTCGCGCTCATCAATTCGTCACCGCCCTCGATTGGGTCATATCCCTCTAATTCTCTAACCTCATTCACGGTCAACCACTTATTTACTGCAAGAGAATACTCGGCCACCTTTTCTTTTCTGTCCTCTGGCACTGGATTGTTTAATTTAAAAGTATATCCTTGCCCTTTAAAATATCGTTCCAAGTAAAACTGATTAAGAACATCAACAAAATCTTCCATTTTAGGCAAAACAGTAAAGCGCATAAAATGCCACAAAGCAGATTGGCTATTAGACAAGTTTACATCTTCGGAAATCATCAATCCCTTTGGCACGCCGAAAGTTGTAAAAATCTCATCACGGCCAAATCGTCTTTGCTCGATAAAGTCCATTTCCTTTTGGTTGAAATTCCACTTATTCATTTTAAGGCCACCCGAAAGAATAGCGGTTTTGCTCGCATTCTCCGCGCCTTTGTGCTTTCGCTCCCACTTATCAATCGTTTGTCTATATTTGCCCTCGTCCATTGCGCCGTCATATTCCAAAATAATATCAGGCCGTGCGCTATTTTTGAAAAACTTATTATTCCATTTTTTAATCTCGTTGTCGGTGTCGATTGCTTCCGCTCCCGCTTGAACAGATCCGACCGCACCCAAAATACTTTTAGGATTAAAATCAAGAAACGGGATAATTTCTTCGGGTTTAAATTCAATCTTTTTTCCGTTTATTGTGTAAATATACTTAGAAATTGGATTATTTATGTCACCAGAACCGATAATTTTCACTAAATCAGGTCGTAAAACCCAAATTTCCGCAGGAACGCCATTATCAAAAGTCGGGATATACCAATAGCATTTTCCCAATAATTCCAAATAACTCTGGGTCGCTTGCAATAATTTGCTCCAAGTTTGTAGGCTATTCGGGTGTTGTAGTGGTTTCCAAATCATCTCGGCCAATTTTCCCTCTACTTCTTTGTCATTTTTCATTAGATCAATGTCCATTGTGGAAAACTCTTGCGCGATTAATTTGACGCAACGAAAAACCCACCCCTTATACTGGGACAGGCTGTCATTGTTAAAAGTAAAATCGCCACCGTTGAAATTTGCAGAACTCCAACCAAAATCTATGTCCTCCCCGTTGCCTTTTGTGGTCACGGCCTTTTCATTTCTATTGAAGATTTTATCTAATATTCCCATATTTCAAAGTTATTGATTAAAAAAAGAGGGTAACACTTACAACGGTGTTACCCTCTTTCTTCGCCACTCGTTATCCTAACAAGCTCGAATAAAGTCAGGCTAATTGTTTGGTAGAAATTTTAAGCCAAAAAAATTTCTAAAATCTATGTCAAGATAATTATACCATTTTTTCCAAATCACGCAACTGTCATTGTTGCATTTCCCGCAAGGCGCGGTTTTGCGCTCGGTGCATTGCCCCGACAAAACAGGGATAGCAATAACCGTGTGACAATTTCTTTTTCTTAAAAAAACGATCTTGGCAGGTAATATAGGTCGGACAGTCAACGCAGTCTATCGATTGGATACCTTTGTAGCACCCATAAACTGTTTCGTGGTGTGGCCTTTTTTCGGCCACGCACTGCAAACATATTCTAAGCATTTTATTCCCCTCCTATTGTTAGATTAAAGAGCTAATTTCGCTGTCAAATATTTTTTTAAATATCGGGTCTTGTTGAACCCTATTGACAGCTCTTATATTATTCATCATAGCACTTCCGTCTTGCACGAACAAATTTAGCTCACCGTAGCCAAATTCTCGGATAAAACAAATCAGTCTTACCTCTGTTTCGGACAGTCCAAAGTTGTGTATAACTTTTTTTGCCATACAATTACCAAATATCTGGCTCGATTTCAGCATTATAAGTCAAGGCCACAGCGTCAGCCACATTCGGGCTTTTTCCCTTTTTACGCTTTTTATAATCCTCCTTAGGCTCAATGATGATTTTCTCGCTTGAAGTTATTTTATATTTAATTTCTAATAATTCATAAAATTTTTGACTGCGAACGATTTTAACCTTTTTGTATTTTATGTCCATTGCCAAATCCCAAAAATTCTCTGCTTTTACATTCGCAAAACGCCCCCTAGTCTCCGCTGTTGAACCCCAGACAATCCCGCGCACATTGTATCCCAATTCGTGACATCGGTCGGTCACGCCCCCACCTACGCCCGTATCGTCCACATTCACAGTAATACCGTAATACTCATAATCATAATCTGGGTCACCTTTCACTTCATAAAAATAATCCTTGCTCGATAACCGCGCCACCTCTGGCACTTGCACCATTAGATCACTCGATTGATTTGTGCTATCAAGCCAAATATACCCTTGGCGACGGCAGACATAGGCACTCTCATCGTCACCCCGCCCAATATCCGCACCGACAAACATTTTTTCCGTCAGGTCAATCGGCACATCGTCCATACTGTCGATAAAACAATCTTCCAAATCCTCTTTTTTAATCAGGTATCGGTAACCCATTGCGTCGATTGCATTCTTATCAGGAAATTTACATTCAAATAATATATCAAATAAAGGCTTATTTCGTGCTTCTTCCACAAATTCGGGCGTATATCGCCCCTCTTTCAACGCTTCAACATAATCAATAAATATTCTATGGTAATTCGGATCTATATCAGAATTGTAAAAATGTGAATAGGGTGGCTCGGCATAAAAGGGATTTCCAATTTTGCAATAAAAGGCATATTTGCCCTTGCCTGCTAACATACGAAAAATAGTTGCTTCGGTATCGTCGGACACAAGGCACGCTTCGTCCATAATAACATTTTTTGCACCTTGCCCCATTGCAGCCTCAATCTTCTTTTTGCTGTTGCTCTCATTCGTGGATAAAGCAAATATCCCCCCGCCATTTCTCAAAATAATTCTGTCCTTGCTCTCTTCTTTTTTTAACCGCTCCAAGCGTGTCGTAATATCCAATAAATCAGAAAACATACTATGGTCGCCAAGGTGGTCAATAAAATATCGCATTATCAATTTTGCCTTATCAGCCGACGGCGCAACCACGGCCGTAACTTCTCCCCAAATACAGGCCACCACAATACACGCCAAGGCCACGGTCAACGATTTGCCATACTGTGTGCTTGCTAATATCTGGACGCGTAAATGCTCTTTAAAAATAATCGCCCTGAATATCTCACGCTGTTTCGGCGAAATAATATCATTGAACGGCTTGCCGTCAACGGTAAACTTCTTAAGCCACATTGTGCAAATTTCATCTCTATTCGGTTTCTTTTTTGTCGGGGTGGATAATATCATAATCAAAACCTGATAATTCTTTTAATTCGGCGCGTAGTGCGTCCATTTCAGCACGATTGGTTGTATCCTCGGTTTCGTGCTTTTCATACCACCCACGCTTGCGCCCTTTTGTTTTTAGTAAAAATGTCGTCGCACCCCAGTCGCCGTCAGCAACCATTTTTTTAACATTATTTTCTCCTACATCTAAAATAACCTCTTCTTCGTCCAATAGTGCTCTTTGAAGTGAGGGGTATAAATCAATGAACGCCCGCGCTGTGCTCCAAGCCACGCCGAACCTTTTAGCAATAGTGGTCACCATTCCGCCCGACCCCTCGATTGCTTTAAGCACGGCATTATAACTCAATTTGCGCTTCTTTCTTTTTACTTCTACCGTCGCAGGCATAGCGACTTTCTTGATTTCCCCTGCCTTTATTTCTCCATTATCTCC